TGAACTAATTCAGGTTTATATTTTTGTGATAGGTAGTATGTTAGCCCAGACACCATGCACGGAACAAAACGATAAGGCACGTCAGTTGAGTTTGTATAATCACCTGCATCTTCAATTCTTTTTGCATAGTACAAATGCACCTCGGAACTTGCAGCCGTAGCGTCAGGTGTTGGGTATAGACTTACCGTTACTCTGTCAATAAAACGTTGTACATAATATTGAGTGGGCTGTCCTTTTTGTAATTTATTAGAAAGACCAGAATACGTTGAACGATCAATTTTTGTTAAAGCTGTATCGTTTTGAGTTGTTGCTGTTCTGTTGGTTCTAAAAGTTGCTTCTAAAACATCATCCATACCAAAAATAGTAGAATCTGTTTGCACTGTTGTAGCTTGCGCTCTGTTTGTATCAGCGGTGTCGTCTGCCGCACTTCTAAAGAAATGATACTCAGCTTGACCTTCTACAAGATTAATGTTTGTTTCTTTTAGTTCCCAATAGTGCAACCCTCTGTTGCCCCATTCTTGGAACATTATATTTAAAGAACGTCTTGCAGATTTTATTCTGTATCCGTTAAGATCTTGGATACCTATTCGTTGATAAGCTTCTTCCATAACTTCATCAATGGCAAAAGTCCTATCGAACGTCGCTGTTCCTGAAGTAGTATTAGGCATTAGCTACTCCTTAATATATTTTCTTAAATTCTGCTATACAAGTATATGTGTTACCAGAATCAGCTTCACCAGGTACAACAAAGTTAACATCACTTTGGTTACTGTTAGATGATTTATCAGCAGGTATGCCACCAAACTCTCTGAAGTCCCAGTAGCCTGAGTCTATCAAAGTTATAATTGGAATATCACCGTCTGAATCTTCTTCATCTAAACGTGCAAAAGCATCGCCGCCATCGCCGTTAGCGCATGACCACCACACTCTTTGTAGTGATAAGTGAGCTACAGAGTTGCCGTCATCGTCAGCTGTTAATGCTGATACATCACCAAATACAGTTGTGCCACCTGTTCCGTCAGATTGTACAACTATTTTGATCGTAACTCTTTTGTCGTTTTGTTGTAGGATTGTAGGTCCTGTTACTGTGTCTGCCATGTTCCCTCCTTAATCAAGAACGTGTGGGCCCGAAGGCCCACATTAGTTATTATTGGTCTGCAAATGCAGGTACGTCTGCACCTTCTTGGTAACCCCAAATATAGTAATTAGTACTGTCTTTAGCTAAAATATTAATCTCAAAC